TCTCTCGATCAGAGAATCTTACAAACATATCGTCTTGTGTAGACTTATCACCGATCGTTGTTTCTGTGCCGAAGAATACTAAGTGTCTGTCCGGTGTAGATACTAACATGTGTCTTGATGCAGTTGGAGCGTTTTGAATAATAGTTGCTCTAGAATTAGTTGCATCTGTAGCTGCAGAGTCCCACTCAAATACTTCACCATCAACAATTAAACAAATAGCTTTGTCACCAAAGTTATCAATGGACCACATACCAGGATCTATAATTAAGTCTCCAGATGCTGCCTCACCCCACGCCACATAATCAGATGTGTTTGTAACCGTAGCTCCCGCCGTGTGTGATGCTGCCGTAGTGTTTCTTACACCTCTTGTAACACCGGTTAAAGTGTTTGTTGATATACCTGTGTATGATATTTCTTCTGTCCCTATTAATATAAAGTTTGTTCCAGAGCTTGGTAACTGTGATGCATCATTAACAGTTATACTTGTTGTGGACGCATCTATGTCTGATGACAAAACTGTTGTATATGCACCTACCGCTTCTCCTCCCCAAGATCCAAGTGACCAACCAAAACCTTGTGCCTGCACATCTGGTCCGACTGTATAATAATGTCTGACTCTGATACCACCAGACTGTGTTGCACCAGACCCTGTTTCTGCAGATGGCATGGTAATTGTAATCGTGCTTGATGTTGGCACTGTTGTTGCCATGAATCTTATGTCATCGAAATCTGATGCACCAAAGTTTGAATTTGTGATAGATGAAAAATTGTCTAATAAAACTATATCGCCAGCCTGTATATTATGATCACCAGAAAAGTTTATAGTAACTTCAGTTGATCCGTTGGTTGTGCTAAATGCATTTGAAAGCGTTGTTGTGCTTTTAATTGGATGTATGTCATAAAACACACCTCCTGAATAAGCGTACAATATTCTGTTTGTTCCTATGATAGAGTATTTTCTACCCAAACTATTTGTAAATTGATGTAAGGCTCTTGCTGCACCTGTGACGTTGTCAGCTCCTAATTGCTTCCAACCCCCTATCTTTTCAGGTGTGCCATATCTAAAACGAACATTATCACAGTCTATCCATTGGCTTTCTGCACCAGTGGGTGTGACTTGTTTATTTATACCAGGTAAAAAGTTAACCTTCTGTAACATAGATCTCCAGATTATATTAGATTGCGTTGATTATCAACGGATTTTGGGTATACCCAACATAGGTCTTTTATCATACAAATTTGTCTTTGCAAACGGTCCATCTGCATGATTATAGTGTAGGAATACTTGGCCACATAATTGACCCTCAAAAGGCTTTCTCCAGTGCTCTAATTCACAACCAGAGTAAATAAGCATATCACCTGGATTTAAGTCTACTTTTACTCCTTCTGGTGCACCAGGCTTATGTATGTTTTTAAACTCGTCTATGACGTTGTCAGACCCCGTAGGATCGATAAATATAGGCCAGTTATCTCCACCTAGATTTAATGTAGTCGATATCTCACAGCTTGGTCTATCTTTGTGTCTCTTTAATTCAGCACCATGTTGGTAGACTCTAGCATAAGAATAAGTAGGCACTAAATTTAAACCTGTCTTTTCTTTCATCACTGGTAAAACCTTCATCAACAAAGTTTCCATAACATGATCAGAATAAATAGAATATGATCCAGGTACTTGATAATCTCCCCAACTGCCGTGTATAGGGCTTTCAGCTATTATGTTGTGATCATACATGTATTTAATAGCATCTCTTTTAAGTAAAAAATAGTTATAGCAAAAATTTGCTAAATCATATGATACTGCGTTTCTTATAACTGTGTATTTATTGAAAGCCATCTTGTAAAAAATTAAAACTTACTGATATTCTTATATCATCTGATTCATTCATTTCAACACAATGCTCTAACCAAGACGGAAACATTATAATTCTATTTTCTTTTGGTTGAATATGTATTTCAGGTGCTAGATGTAAAGGTATATTATCTTTTCTAACAGGTTTGATAAAATGAGTTCCTTGTCTAGGATCATTTATCTTTAGCAATCCTGAGTCTTTCGGTACTTTTATATAGTATGCTCCACTAAATAAACTATTAGCATGAACATGAGGCATGTTTAAACTTCCTTTGTAATTTATGTTAGCCCACATATTACCTAATCTAGGTTGTCTTTCTAATAACTCTTCTTTGTAAATCTCACGCTGCATTTGATATAACTCATCTACAAGAGGTTTAAATACAGGTATGGTGTGCATATGTGTTTTACTATGCCATCCATTTATATTTGTCTTCTTAAGACCTTCGTCTTTTTTAGACCATTCTACGATTGCATCAGTTAAAAGATTAAGATTAAGATCAATATCTTTTGCATAAACAAAAGTTGGAAAGAAGGCTTCTTTAATCATTTAAAAGGTTCTCCTCCAAACCACATTACTAAAGATTTTCTGATACCTCTCGTTACAGGTACAACTCTATGATTTATGAAACTTGCGAAGAATACCGCATGGCCTTGTTTTGGTTTTATAATATTACCTGGTTTTTGTATTTCTAAACCACCCCCTTCAAATTCACTTTCATGAGACAAAACTAATGTCATTGATATTTTTCTAACAGGAGGTTCTTTGGACATGTTAACATCTAAATCCATATGCCAATCATAAAAACCACCTTCAGGATATTCTGTGTATTGAGCTTGTTCGTTTATTTCCATATTCTCAAAACCAAAATGTCTTTTGTTAGTCATCCACATAGTTTCTTCAATTGCTTTATACATAGGCACAGCTTCTGAATTGTTAAATGGAATCCAACTAATATGTGATATTCTTGTTTTAGTATCATAAACCCCTTTTTCACCACCTCCAACTTGTGCGTTTTGTGGTGGCAGAGATCTTCCTATTTTAGATATAATATTACATTGTTCTGGTGTAAAAATTGGTGTCGTGGTTTGAACTATGTACGATTTCCAACTTGGTTCTTTTTTAATCATTCTACTCCTCTATTTCTAATTGGGTCATATTGTACATCGCAGTTTGCTGCTAACGTTCTCCTTACTTCATTTGTAGAATTAAACGGATAAACACAGTGTCTCATATCATAAGGAAAAACATAAAAGTCTCTAACTTGTAATCTAGGCGCATAATCAATGTTAGCAAACTGACCGCCTGAATTTCCCATAATTTGCAATGAGCCATTTGTGGGTTTATCTTCAGCTGAATATTCTTTTCCATAATGCGATGGTAAACTTAAAATCATTACAGACGATAACCCTGTAAACAAATCTCCTTGGTGAACGTGAGCAGGGTTATATTCATTATCTTTCATTTCATTAACCCATATAGAAGTAAGTTTTACTTTATAATCTTTAATTTTATTAAACTCTAAATAAAATTTATAAACAGAAATAAACCACTCTAATACATGTTCTGATAGTTTATTGTGTCTTTCCATTTTATCTGTGCTTTGCCCTTGATAAAAAAGAGAATGTTCATTTTCTATTTTACCTACTAATTGTGGGTTTGCTTTATGTAATGTTTTAAAATTGGATTCATATGTTTGATTGATTGCCGCAAATATGTCTAAAGGCACTTCAAATCTTAAAACAGTTTGTCCTAACCAAATGTATTTAAATTTCATAAATACAAATTATATTTTTACTTTGGTTTAACTGCGCCAATTCCTTCATTGGTAATAGCTTCTTTCTTATCATATCCCATCTCATTATCTTTCTTAACTCTCTTAATTGTTTCTAGTTGCCCAACCACGTTAAACACTTCAGGTTGAGAGGATCCTTCAGTAAGTGTCTTAACTTTGTTTTGCATAATTTTAGCATAAGATTCTAATTGATGTCTATTAACATCTTTAGTATCAAAGCTGCCATCATTAAATTCTTTTTTAAGCTTAGACCACATTTTTAATTCTCTCATTCTATCTTTAGCAACTAGTTCAGAACTAGCTTGATGAAATTTTTTTTCATCAAGATCTATTTGATATAATTCTTTTTTATATTCGTTTGTTTCTTCTTTTACTTTCTCTTCAAGTCTTTTTATTTTAGCTGCATTTCTTCTGTATTCAAAAGATAAAGACATTAAATTTTCTAAAAAAACGTTTTGTTCCCTAACACACTGCCAATACTTTGCCGCCCTTGTTGGATATTTTAAATCTTGTAATACTGATATTCTAGCTTCTGTCTCTGTTCTAAAAATTTGTTTTTTAGTCCAAGTATCTCTAAGTTCACCTATCATATTTTTAAATTCTGCCACATCCTCTTGTGGTAAAATATTATGAAGATGATCTTCTTCTTTTTCAATCAAAGGTTTAATATTACTATATTCTTTATTCATTTCTAATATCCTTATATCTTTTAAAAAATAAAAGTCAAATACTAATCAACGTCAATTGATACTGTTTCAGGTACTCCTGCCAATTGATATTTTGCTGCATTTGTACCAGCAACAATAAATGTGTTTTCTCCTGCAGCTGTATTCCCCCCTGCAGCTCCTGTACCATGAGCATATGGTACAGATGCACCATCTGTCCACGTAGAACCATCATACTCCCCAGTCTCATTACCTGAAGAACCTTTTCCAATATAAATTGCGTTTGTTTGTATTCCTGTCATTGATTTACTGTATTGTGCGTTAGGTAAAGTTCCTCCTGCAGTCCATGAGGATCCATCGTATTCAAAAAATTGATTTGGAGTAGTCACTTGCGAACCACCAAATAAGGCTGCTGTTTGTGTACCGCATGCACAATGATAGTTTACAGTAGCAGGTACAGCAGTAGCTGAAGTCCAATTTGTTCCATCATATTCTATTGCTGTTGTAAGATAGCCGCCCGAAACACCTCCCGCAACAATACCTGCAGTTAAAACTCCAGCACCAGCTAAATAAGTAGCAGTATAAGGTGCAGCAGTAACTGAAGTCCAACTTGATCCATCGTATTCCTCTACAATATTTCTACGTGATTCTGGTGGAGGAGTGCTGTTCTGTCCTTGAGACATGACAGCTGCTGTTTGAGTTCCAAAACCTGCTGCATATCCTGTTCCTACGTTTAGGTCAGGTGATGCTGACCAACTAGTTCCATCAAACTCTTCGCTATCTGCTTGGTTTGTAGCTGGCCACCCACCATAAACAAGTCCTGCTGTTACGTCTCCTGCACCCCCTGTTGCCATAGCACTTCTTGGAGTATTTAAAGCGGGTATAGATGCATAACTTGCTGTAGCGGTTAATCTAAAAGCTTTTAAAATTCTACTTGATCTATTGTACCAAACCTGTCCTTCAACTGGATTACTTGGATCTGCATCTACGTTTAGGACATTAGTTCCTTTTATGTCTTTGTATTTTGCCATATTAACTTGTTGTTACTGTTTTTATTGTTGCTGCGCCTTCACCCGTCCACTCATCTGTTGTTGCTACGATACTAGGTGTGCCTCCTCCTGCGGAAAAAGTATTTCCTATGGTTCCTCCTCCCAACACTGAACGTTTTGCAGTTGGTAAATTTGCAACGCTTGTCCAAGTTGAGCCATCGTACTCTTCAGTCGCGTTTGAAGATGCTGTTGTGTTTGGTCCACCACCAAAAGCTAAAGCTGCTGATTGCGGTGCTTGACCTGCATAACCTATAAATTGTCTAGCGGTATTAAGATTTCCACTACTTGTCCAACTTGATCCGTCATATTCTTCTGTTGCTGCTGAAACAGCAGTACCTGGAGGAGTATTTCCTCCAAAAGCTAAAGCTGCCGTTTGAGACCCTGATCCACCTAAACGGTATCTTGCTGTGTTTAAACTTGGTGCGGGAGAAAAAGAAGATCCATTATATGTAAAAGAAAGAACTCCTGGACCACTACCACCGAATGCTATAGCTGCGGTTTGTGTTCCTGCACCAGCGAGACCTCCAACAGCAGTAGGGTTAGTTCCGCCAGCTGTCCAAGAAGATCCGTCGTATTCCTCTGATGCTCCTGTATTACCTGGAGGCGCTTCTCCCATGATAGCTAAAGCTGCTGTTTGAGTTCCCGCAGCTCCTAAAAATCTTCTTGCAGTTGACATACTACCTGGAGATGTTGAGTAAGAAGTTCCATTAAATTCTTCGGTTGCACCTGTATTAGCACTTGGATCTTCTCCTCCAAATATTATACCTGCAGTAAATGTTCCTGCTCCAGCTCCTTGTTGTCTAGCTGTGTTTATATTGTTACCCGATGCCCAACTTCCTGCTCCTGCACCTGTGTATTTAAATTCTTTTGATGTTGTGTTGTAAAAAACTTGTCCGATGTTAAAAGTAGTTGCACCCGCATAAGGAGAGTTATCTACGTATTCTTCTGTAGAGTTTGTAGCTGGAGGTGTTGATCCTGTCCAAGCTAAAGTTGCTGTTTGTGTTCCACTTCTAGCACTTCCGTGTCCGCTTCTTGCAGCTGATAAAGTAGCTGGTAACGATGTCCATGATGTACCGTTATAAGCTAATGTTGTTCCAACAACTCCTGGTGTGGAAGGCTGAGAACCACCAAAAAAGATGCCTGCTGTTAATGTTCCTGATGCTGCTGCACCATTATTCGCTGCAGGAAGGTTTCCACCTGCTGTCCAAGAAGATCCATCGTATTCTTCAGTGGCGTTGTGAAAAACGTTACTTCCAGGATTTTTATCAAAACCTCCTGCCATAACACCTGCCGTTTGAATACCAAATAAAGCGGTATCAAATCTTGCGGTTGAATTATTACTAGCAGATGTCCACGAAGATCCATTGTAATGATTCGTGTTATTTGTTGCCACAGATGGGTTAGCACTATTACCACCAGCATTTACAGCTGCAGTTTGTGTTCCCATGTTGTTAGCGTTTCTTAATTGTTCAGGATAATCACCACCGTTACTCCAACTTGAGCCATTGTATTCTTCTGTTTTAACTAAACCAAAAGTGGGAGCCGGAGTATATCTTCCTCCAACAATTAGGGCTGCTGTTTGAGTCCCTGTCATATTACTTTGAGCTTGTCCTCTTGGTTGACTCATACTTCCACCAGCTGTCCAACTTGTACCATCGTATTCAAATGAACTAGCTGAGTATCCAGGTGGGGCTGTTCCTAATGCAGCTGTTAATGTGCCCGCTCCTGCAGATCCCGGTTCTGAACTTGGATAGTTTCCACCTGCTGTCCATCCTGCAACACCAGGAACAGGGTCCGCACTTAAACTTTGTACTTTAAATCCCTTTATTTCTTTATAATTAGTCATAGTTATTTTAGTGTAATATTTTCTGGTCTAGTGCTATTTTCTTGTTCGTCAGCAGGTAAATTATCCCAAGCTGTTTGTGCTGCTGTACTCTCTGCATCCACAATTGCTTGTGCTTCTGATTTTGTTTTTACCTAGCCACTAACTTTTTTTATCCAAGTGGTTCCATATAGATTATCACCAACAACCCATACGTTACCAGGATGTTGTGATAGATCAAATTCCATACGTTCTCTAGCAGTAAAGAAATCTTTACCCCAGTTTGTTGCCACGCAATATTTATATGCCATGTTACTCCTCCAATGTTATGTCTTCAGGTCTACTCGTACTAGCTTTTTGCTCTTCAGTTAATGCATCATAAGCAGCTTGTGCTGCTGAAACTTCTGCATCGACTAAAGCCTGGGCTTCTGCTCTTGTTTTAACAGTTCCTAGAACTTTTGCAATCCAAAGATTAGCTTGTCTATTGTTTACTGGAACTGACCAAACATTTGCAGGAAAACCTTGTGGTGCGAAGGAAGCATTATCATTGTGTGTGATAAATCCTTTTCCCCAGTTTTCAGCTACAATATATGTTTTTGTTGCCATAGTTTTTCCTCCTTAAGTTACGTCTATATCTTCTGGTAATAATACACCAGGACCACTAAATTCTTCTGTTGCGTTTGTAGCACCTGCAGGAGGAGCCCCTCCAGTGGCAAGCGCTGATAATGAATTAGCTCCTGTAGTAGCATGTAATGTTCTTGCGTTAGACATGGCAGTAGTTGGGCTAAAAGACGTGCCGTCATAAAGTTGACATGTCGTTGCTGTTGGGCCACCTCCCGTTGCTAATCCTGCCGTTAGAGATCCTTCACCATCCATGTTTGATGCCGTTGCTGCTAAAGTTCCACCGGATGTCCAACTTGATCCATTATATTCTTCTGTTGTATTTACATTTCCACTTGGAGGTGTTTCTCCTCCTAAGTTTAAAGCTGCTGTTTGAATACCAAAACCTCTGTTATTTCTTTTTGCTACAGGTAAAGATCCTCCTGCTGTCCATGAAGAGCCATCATATTCTTCTGTAGAATTGGTAAAACCAGGTGATGATCCCGGACCACCCCCTGCAGCGATTCCCGCTGTTTGTGTTCCAGCTACCATAAAGCTAGATCTTCCTGCTGACAATGCACCACCTGCAGTCCAATTTGTACCATCATATTCTGCAGTTGTAGTAACTTTAGTTGGAGCCGGGCTTTCTCCACCGCAAATAAATCCAGCGGTTAAAACTCCGCCACCTCCTGGAGACTCAAGAGCTGCAGGAGATGCATTAGCTGAAGTCCACGCAGTTCCATCGTATTCTGCAGTTTGAGTTGAATAAGCAGTTGCTAAATATCCCGAAGCATTAACAGTTGCATCTTTAGTACCAAACCCTGCTTGTCTTTGTATATTTGCTGGATAGTTACCACCGCTTGCCCAAGTAGGAGAAGAAGTTGATGCAGTTAGTTTAAATTTCTTATCCGTATCATTATAAAAAACTTGTGCTTCTTCTTGAAAGACGCTTCCAGGTACTGCTGGAAAATTACTAAACTCTTCTGTTGCATTTGATTCTGGTGGTCCTCCTCCAAATGCTAGGGAAAGAGCTGAAGGAGCTGTTATTGCACCACCTAAATCTTTTCTTGCTGTTGTCATAGGAGCAGTATTTGACCATGATGATCCATCATATAATTCTGTTGCGTCTACAGTCGTTGGTGTTGCTCCACCAAAAGCTATGGCTGCTGTTTGTAATCCAGATCCTGCTAAACCAATTCTTGAAACTACCATAGTCCCACCTGCCGTCCAAGAGGAACCATCATACTCGTATGATGCTCCATTAATTGGTGGAGTACCACCATAAGCCAGAGCTGCTGTTTGCACACCAGCTCCTCCCAAATCAGCCCTCGCGGCTGGTAAGGCTCCGCCACTAGTCCAACTTGAACCATCGTACTCTTCTGTTGCAGTTGTAACGCCTGGAGACGCTTCTCCACCGAAACATAGCCCTGCTGTTTGAATTCCAGTGCCTGCTGTTTCAGCTCTTGCCGTTCCTAAAGCTCCGCCTGCTGTCCAA